TAGCAACCCATGCAGATCCATTCCAGTCCCACCAAGTATTATCATCCCTTTTACCAACAAATCTTTCATTATTTCTATCCCATCTTACATCATAACCAAGTTCCACTCCGTCAACTTCTGTAAAAAATATACTAGGAGAATCAATTGGTGCTTTCCAAACTTTTTGTGCGACTTCTCTTGAAAAACCTCCTTCTTGTATCCAAGTAGGGTGAGGTTTCATTGTAACCATTTGAATAGGTGGAACCCAATCATGGTTAGAATTTAAAGTCCAAGAGCTAAAATCAGGTGCTGGTAAAATAAAAACATCGTTAGATAAATCGTATGTCATCGTTTTTCCAGCGTATTGTTTTCTAAAATTATTATTGTAAGAAGTTTGTTTCCAATAAACTGGTTCAGATATACTAGCTGGGGTATTAGCTACCCATGTTTCAGCTTCCGTAGATAGATCACCACCATGAGCATTTATATCATCATTAGAAAAAACTAAGACTCTTAATACTTCATTATCCGATTGTCTTATTTCAGCAAAGTGTGCCACCGTCTATGACCCTCCTTAACTTAATTCCTCGTAACTTATAGTGATAGTAAGGTCTGAGCTTGCGCTAGCGCCTGCTTCTATGTTATCTCCTTCTTCAAGATAGATAGAAGAGTTTTTGTCTATTACAACTAAAGTTGCATCAGCGGGAACAGATATTGTGCTTGCAATCATTATAGGTGAACCACCTGATTTTGTGATTGCAACGGATACATCCGCAGCACTTGAACCATCAATGTTTGCTACGATAATAGCGTTTACTTTAAATACTTTTCCTGAAGACGATGCATTTGCAAGAATCTCTGTTGTTAAAGTCGTGTCTAACGTTGCTTGAACAGACTTAGCTGTTATTGTTGCTACGTTTACTAAATTTGGTGCGGCCATATTTTATATTCTCCTATCTTTATTTATCCAAAAACTAATGAAAAAGCAACCGCTAATCCAGCAGTGGCAATTTTATTTCCACTTACTTGCGCTTGTCCAGTTCCGTTTGGAGCTATATTTATATCACCATTTGCTCCATCTGTGATGGTAATAGTTCCTGAATTTGATCCAGAATTAGTATCTAAAATAAGGTTGTGAGCTCCACTAGAGGTTATAGTTGCATCTGCTGCACCTGTCCCCACTCTAGTTTCTCCACTGCCCTTTGGTTTAATATGAATATCAACATTAGTTTCTCCACTTGCTCCTATGATCGGTGGATTACCTGTTGCAGCGTTGGTTACTTCTAATTCATTTACTGCTGAAGATGTTGTTTGAAATATAATTTGTTCCGCTCCGTTTGCATCTGCAATAAAACCTGCATCAGCGATTTTTGGAGCAGTTAAAGTTTTGTTAGTTAAAGTTTGTGTTCCAGTGAGTGTAACATCACCAGATGGTAAAGTATCAATGTCTGGATTAGTGCTATCATTTGCTGTAGCGAATACAAGAGCATCACCTTTATCTCCTGCTGCAAAAGTAAATGAATCACCACTTCCTGTTGCATATTTAAATTGAACAGTGTGTGAACCAGATGTTGAATTTCTTAAAAAATAAAATGTTTGAACGTCTAAAGGTATCGTAACAACTGCATTATCAGATAACGATCCTGTAAACTCAATCATTCTGTGAGATAAAGTTGCTCCAGTTGATCCATCTGAAACAGCTAAATTAACTGTACCACCACTTGTTACTGCTTGTGTTGTATATCCACCAGATATCTGTTCTATAATTTGTAAATTAGTATTAGTTTTTGTCCCCCACGTACCAGCGTTTTCACCAGTTGCCTGAAGTTCTACTCCTAAAGGTGTATATGTAGATGCCATAAATTTTTATCTCCTATGCAGCGTCACTATAACTTGTATTTGATCCAGTTGCAACATCTGAATATGTATCATTCGAGCCTGTTGAAATATTACTATAACTTGAATTTGAACCAGTGTCAACATTTCCATAAGCTTGAATTCCAAGTGTTCCAGTTGATGCCGTGGCTGCATCTAAACTTAGACCTTGTGTAAAATCAGTTATTGTTGATAAAGAACCTGCCGCTGACGTTGCTGATACGCCTGTTAAAGGAACACCTATCTCTAAAACTACAGACCCTAAAGAAGATGTTGAAGAGACTCCTGTAACATCTATTAATTCAACAGAACCAATTTCAAGACTTCCAACACTTATTGTAGCTGAAACACCTGTAATCTCTGCTGGACCAAACTCTAAACCTAAAGTTCCTAAAGAAGATGTTGCAGCCACCCCTGTGACTGGTTCTGTGCTTGCACCAAAAGCAAGTCCTAAAGTTCCTAAAGAAGAACTAGAAGATTGTCCAGAAACAGCAACAGTAGGACTTATCACAAAACTAACACCACCAATACTTGTTGTAGCTTCTTGACCAGATAAACCAACTACATCTGCAGGTGATATTGATCCTACACTTGCAGTTAATTCTTGACCTACTAATGGAATAACTTGATCAGGAGATTCACCCCAAGAATTATCATTCCACGCATCTCTACCCCAACCAACTAAAGTTCCTGCATAAGATAAAGTAGGTGTTGCAAAAGTTGATTCTAATCCTGAAGGAATAACTATTTCTTCTATTGCTACGGATACACTACCAACACTAGCTCTTGCAAATTTTAAAAGTTGATCTCCTGTTGGTGGATCAGCAACCATGTCCAAAGGAACACCAATACCTTGAACGGCTGTGCCTAAAGAAACTGTTGCTGATAGTCCTGTTGGTTTAACAGAATATTCTACACCCCAACCAGAATTATTCCACTGTTGTCTACCCCAGCCTTCTACATTAAATGATTGTGGAGTTCCTAATGCAACTGCTGCTGCAGGAGCAGTAAGGGCTACCTCTATGACATTATCTTGCCATTCGTTTGATCCCCAAGTGTTAGTACCCCAGGTAGATGACATAAGGAGTTCCTCCTTACGCTATACGAATGATTGCGTTGCTTGCGTCTGCTGTTGGAAATTGAATTGTAAAAGTTCCAGAAGAAACTGTTTTGTCACCACCAAAAGCGATAACAGCAACAGCTTTGTCAGATTGTGAATCGTTATAAATTAATGCACCGTTAGCAGTAAAAGAAGCTGAAGTAAAACTTACATCTGCAAAATCACAAACAGCAGTTGTGCCGTCTGTTGTTGGAGTTACTGAAGTAAGTGTTGCACCTCCTGCAGAGTATGCAGATCCTGATGTGTTTGAAATTTCATTTGAAGTTGAATAAGCTGTAGTTCCAGCACCTAAAGATGCAGAACTTGTGAATAAAGCTATTTTAAAAGTGTCACCACTTGATGCAGTAAGATTGTGAGTTCCTACCAAAATTTCTTGTTTGAAACTTGTACAAATTGCCGATGATATTGCCATAATTTATCTCCTATGGGTTTGCTGAATTTATTGGAATACGAACAGTGCCATCAGTATAGTCATCTCTTCGTCTTCTGCCAATTTGTTCACTAGCAAACTTTTGTACTTCTTGTTTATACTTATTTTCATACAATGTCAACATATCCATTGGACCTTTTAAAAATGCATATGCCTCTGATAGACAGCAATATAACAATCCATTTGGAAAATTAAGACTAATATAATTAGTATCATTATTTTCTAATAATGCAGGGGCTACATTATAATGGACTCTAAATTTATATGTTGCATCTGGGACAGGAGCAAACATCATTCTTCCAGAAGTAGTGTCAGACTCTCCTGTAGCACCACCAAACATAGCGTAATATTTAGGCTTCCCTCTTTTAGCTGATTCTGTTGATGATATATATTCTTGTAGATAAGTAATATCTTTTTTTTCTAAATAAGTATTAGGTCCTGTAGTCGCTGAGGTAGAATCATAGACTTGAATAGCTCTAATAAAAACTGCTCCTGCTGGAGAGTTAATTGTTTCCTGCCCTACAACAAGGTCTCCTTCTTGTTGTTTTCTATCTGCATCAATTGGAACCTCTCTAAATATTCTATATTGTGCATTTAAAATTATATTTTCTAAAACAGAATCTGATAAAACATTAGAATCTGTTTCTGTATAACTTCTGATCTGTGTTTTTAATCCTGATGCACTTAATCCAGCCATTACGCTATTACCTCTCTACAATCTGGACAACTTTTTTTAAATCTTAAATGTGTTGCACAGTGCTCTGGTTTAGGTTCTTTTACTTCTTCATATAAAACAAGATGAGGATCTTGTTTCTCTGGTTTAAATATATTTTTTATCCAATTCCAAATTTTATTAATCATGGTGTTATCGTAACTGGTCCTGCAGACACAGTTGGTCCTCCTCCTTCTTCTGTTATACTAGGAGTTGAACCTAGTGTAAATGTATATTTATTTGTTGTAGTCACTGTTATACTAAAGCCTGAAGAATTTTCGTAGGCTGTAAAAGCTACACCTCCAGGACTTCCTTGAACATTTCTAAATCTTACTGTGTCTCCTGAAGTTCTTCCATGGTTATTTTCTGTTACAGTTATTGTTGTTGATGATGCTGTAGTAGAAAAAGGATTATTACCTAACATAGCAGCAACAACTGGTTCTACTCTATCTGTTCTAACATTTCTTAATGCAATGCCATCTGCACCATGTGGTTTAGGTTCCAGCTGTGGTTGTTTAGCCTCGTATTCTGAAACATGGACCAATGATCCATTCCATTCTCTAAGCATTTCTCTGTATGGAAACTCCATACCAGATCTATCTGATATTGCTTTTGCATATTTACCTGTTGCGTATTTTGCCATTACACTCCTGGGTAATAGGTTTTAGGTGTTATATGTGTGCTTGCTGCAGAACCATCTTCAGCTAATGCTCTCGCTAGTTCATCCTCATAATATAGTTTCATAGCTTGCACCATTTGTGGTTGATATTTTTGTGCAAGATAAAATGCAAGTCCTGATACCATACAAGGGACAAATCTAAATGGAAGATCTGTTGCGTTTGTATAATCTCCAACGTCTTGAATTCTTTTTATAAAATAAAAATGCATGTCTCTAGATGCATTTGTGGAATCAGGTGTAGGATAAATGTGTATTCTAACTTTATCAATAAATCTTTCTACCCAATATTGATTAGGTGTGCCTTTAGATAATTTATTAGAAAAACCTGCATAAGTAGATCTATCTACTTTTGTCATTGGTGAATCTGATTGTGTAGTTTGAGTTCTATTAGATCTTAATTGTGCCTCAAGAACATCAGACATTCCATAAATACCATTTGTTGGAGTGGTCGTTGCAGAAGTTCCATCAGCACTTTCTCTAAAAAAATCATAATCTGATTGACCTTCTATTAAGTCAAGATTAGTTTCTTCTATTTCCCAATAGTGAATTCCTCTATTTCCCCATTCTTGAAAAAGAATATTTAAAGATCTTCTTGCAGATTTAAGTTGATATCCTGCTACATTTTGTAAACCAATACGTTCAAAAGCTTCTTCTACTATTTCATCAATAGCAAAAGTTTTATCAAACGTAGCTGTTCCAGAGGTAGTGTTAGCCATTTAACCTCCTAGCCGTCAAAATATACAGTTACCGCGTTACAACTTGTTTCAGTAAAAGTTATAAAAGCACCACTATCAAATAAAACTCCATCTTGTGGAATGTTAACTGTGCTAATATCACCTGCTGTTGATTGAGTTCTTAAAGTTAATAAAGAAGTTCCTGAAGTGCTTGAATTTCTAAAATCAACATTCCCAAT